CTTATTGGTACGGTTGCGGCGAACGTGTTGGAGTACGGTACGGGTGCGTTAAACATTGACGGTAGCCGTATCGGAACAGAGTCAGTCACTATAAATACTTTTGACAATGGTGCTAAACCTTTTGGTGGGGCGGCTGGAGAAGCATACACAGGCAGGGAAAGCGTTGGTCGTTGGCCAGCGAACATCATTCTTGACGAACACACAGCCCAACTACTAGACGAACAAAGCGGAACAAGCCGTGACGGTGTAGCAGTCAAACATAATTCTGCTGGTAACAACATTTTTAGCAATACACTCAAGCCAACAGCAAGCGACCACGGTTACGGCGGTACTGGTGGTGCTTCACGGTTCTTTTATGTAGCCAAAGCCTCTAAACGGGATCGCAACGAAGGCCTAAACGAACTAGAACCACAACGTCACTCAGACAGGCAACTAACAGACGGTGTAGGCGGTAACAACCCACGCAACCGAACCAACGAAGCAAAACAAAACTTCCACCCCACCGTCAAACCCACAACCCTAATGCAATACCTTATCACCCTCGTAACCCCACCAGGCGGAACAATTCTAGATCCGTTCACCGGTTCAGGATCAACAGGCAAAGCAGCCATACTGTCAGGCTTCAACTTCATCGGAATCGAACTAACAGACGAATACTTACCCATCATTCAAGGCAGACTAGAACACGCAGAACACCAAGCACTCACCGAAACAGCCGAAACCCTGTTCTAAAATTAGTCTGTAACATTACGCTAAACTAAACCTATGGCCAAATCACCCGACCCAGAAGTGCTGGAACGTGAACAGCAAGTAGTCAAACTACGCCGAGCCGGTCACACTTGGGATGAAATAGCGAACCTTGTAGGGTACGCCTACCCATCAGGATCACGCGACGCATACATGAGGGCGGCCAGTCGTGTTGTTTCTGAGGATGTGAAAGCAATTCGTGAACTAGAAACGGAACGCTTAGACAACTTACTGAACGCCGTGTGGGCGGATGCTATGACAGGTGACATTCCTGCTGGTACACAAGCGTTACGTATTATGGAACGCCGAGCAAAACTATTGGGCTTGGATCAGCCCGTCAAAATTCAGGCAGAGGTGGTGACTTATGACGCAGACAGTATCGAATCCAGACTCATTGCAATTATCTCTAACACCGTTGGACAGGATAGTGGCACGTCGCTATCTTTGGCAGGAACAGATGGCGAGAACGAATCAACTACCGCCTCAGAGTGATGACTGGTCAACATGGGTTGCGTTGGCTGGTCGTGGTTGGGGTAAAACACGCACAGCAGCTGAGTGGTTAGCGTTTCAGGCTATACGCGACAGGAACACACGGTGGGCTATTGTTGCCCCCACATTCTCTGACGCTCGTGATACTTGTGCTGAAGGTCCGTCAGGCATTGTTGCCGTGTTACGCGAATACGGTGTGTTGAAAGATTACAACCGTTCTATGGGTGAAATTGTGTTGAACAATAAGTCACGAATCAAACTGTTTTCTGCTGAGGAACCGGATAGGTTGCGTGGACCTAACTTTCACGGTGGCTGGTTTGATGAGTTGGCGGCACAGAAACCTGAAGCGTGGGATCAATACAAGTTTGCGTTGCGACTCGGCGCACACCCACAAACAGTTATCACCACCACACCACGACCAACAAAAATAATCAAAGCCTTACTTGACCGTGACGATACGCTCATTGTGCGCGGATCTACGTTTGATAACGCCGACAACCTTGCCCCCTCAGCCCTAGCAGAACTACGCGCCAGGTACGAAGGCACACGGTTAGGTAGACAAGAACTGTACGGCGAAATCATTGATGACGTTGAAGGGGCATTATGGTCACGCGAAACCATAGAAACCAGTCGTGTCACCAAACCACCTCATTTGGCTCGCATAGTTGTAGCCATTGACCCTGCCGTAACCACAGGCGAAAACTCAGACAGCACCGGTATCACCGTTCAAGGGGTCAGCAACGACGGCCACTACTACCTATTAGCCGATTTAACAACAAGAGTGTCAGCAGACGGGTGGGCGCGTATAGCCGTCAACGCCTACCACGAATGGAACGCTGACCGCATAGTAGGTGAAACAAACAACGGTGGAGACATGATTGAGCTGCTACTACGCCAAGTAGACTCAACAGTTTCATACCGCAAAGTCACCGCAACACGAGGGAAAATTGTTCGCGCCGAACCAATAGCCAGCCTCTACGAACAACACCGTGTCCACCACGTCGGATCATTCCCCGACCTTGAGGATCAAATGTGTTCCTACACGATAGACAGCAAAGCCAGCCCTGACCGAATGGATGCAATGGTGTGGGGTATGACTGAACTTATGGCAGGTTCGTCAAGTATTATGGGTTTAGCGGCACTCGCACAGTTCTGCGAGTCGTGTGGATTACCTGCACCAAAATCGGCAACGGTTTGCCCAAACTGTCATAAAACATTAGAAGGGAACACGGAATGACTTTTATCAAATACTCACGCCCTTGTAAAACCACAGTAACAAACGACAATTTTGCGGCGCACGTTGCTCGCGGATCGTTCATGCCAGGACTGGACTACAACTGTGCTGTTGGTGATTCAGTTTTTGCAACCGCCCACGGCAAAGTAATCATGGCCGACAACCAAGCAAACGATGGTGCAGGAATAACTATCACCATTAGACACGCTGACGGGATGCACTCGTACTATTACCACTTGTCAAAGTTGCTGGTTACAAACGGGCAACACGTCAAACTGGGTGACAAAATTGCGTTGTCGGGAAACACCGGCACACAGACAACTGGACCTCACCTTCATTTCGCGTTGGTGGATGGTAAAGGTAAGCACATTGATCCTGAAATGTGGTTCAAAAAGAATCAAGCCGAGGAACGTGCTATTCGTCGTGCTGAACGCAAACTGGCCGCCACTACTGTCCCCGAAACACTTGCACCATAATTCAAACGAAAGGCTATAACCATGTCACAATTCAACGTTCCCCAAGAACAGCAAGAACAAATTTTGCAGGATCGCATTGTGAGCCTGAACCTTGACGGTTTTCAGCATGAGTTGAACCGTGAGGTTGCTCTGGCTGTTGGTGATGAGGAACAGGCTAAAGCAGCGTCTGAAGCGATTGTGTTTATTCAGAACGCTATTGCCTCGTTTGAGGGAATCCTTGCCGGCAAACTTTTAGACTCAATTGTTGAACCTGTTACTGACCCTGAATTGGTTGATGTGACCGAGTGACCCCTACTGTTAGACGATGGGTTTACGGTGTTCTGATTGCCAGCGCACCGTTGGTTGTGTATTACGGTGTTGCAACACAGCAGGAAGTAACATTGTGGATAGTGGTCGCTGGTGCAGCTTTGGGTGTCGCTTTCAACAATGTTCCCAAGTGAGGATTAGATAATGGGTTGGTTTGACAACGTTATTGCGCGTATTGCTTCTGAGGTTGTGAAGGCTGCGCCGACTACGGTTGACCTTGCTAATCGCCCGCAGGGTTACGGTCAGCAAATGCAGGGGTACGGAAACACGGTTGCCCTTGAGCGTGAACCCAACTCGGCTAACGTACCCTTTGCGCCAGGGTTGCCTATTATTCCTGGGGCTATTAACCCTGTTCGTGCAGATGGCCGACCTGACCCACGCCGTTGGGAATTTCAGGTTGCACAGAATATCAACGTTACTGAGACACGTCTTGTGCCGTTCAAAACGTTGCGAGCAGCTTCGGATCAGATTGATATTTTGCGCCGTTGTATTGAAGTGTTGAAGTCTAAAATGACGGGGCTGGAGTGGGATATTGTTCTGTCGGATGACACTACTGAGGCTGTTGTTGCTGAAACAGGGTTGCCAGCGTTACGCGCACAACAGGTTGCAAAAGCGAAGTACGGTCCTGAGATTGCAAGGTTGCGCCAGTTTTGGAAAACGCCTGACGTAAGTAACGGTCTTATTTTTGCTGACTGGTTGAACATGGCACTTGAGGAAGTGTTGGTGTTAGATGCGTTGGCTGTATGGCCACAGAAAACGGTTGGTGATGACCTTCACGCGCTTCAAATCCTTGACGGGTCTACTATCAAACCGTTGATTGATGACCGTGGTATGCGCCCTGCGTCACCGTATGCGGCATATCAACAAATCTTGTTTGGTTTCCCCCGATCCGAGTTCAGCGCACCTGACGAACACATTGAGGCTGACGGTGAATTTTCGTGTGACGAACTTTCATACATGGTGCGTAACCGTCGAACAACTACCGTGTACGGATATTCACCTGTTGAACGCGCCCTGCCGTTGGCTGATATGTACCTGCGCCGGCAACAATGGTTGCGAGCCGAGTTTACTGACGGCGTAATTCCGTCAATGATGTTCACCACGGATGCCACGTTTGGGCAAAACCCTGACCTGTTACGCGCCTACGAAAACGTGTTCAATGATGACTTGGCTGGACAAACTGAGCAACGTAAACGCGCCCGCCTGTTGCCGTCTGGTATTACCCCTGTTGAACCTGTCGGGTATGACCAGAAGTTTAGTGATATGTTTGACAACTTTTTGGTGAACAGTATTTGTGGTCACTTTGGCGTTATGCCTTCTGAAATTGGAATCAACCCTAAGTCTGGTTTGGGTGGTGCTGGTATGCAGGAAGGTGAGGGTACTTCGTCTGAAGTCATTGGGCTTGTACCGTTGGCTAACTGGATGGGGCGAATGTTGTCGCACTTGTCTTATGTTTATTTGGGTATGCCTCGTGAGTTGACGTTCAAGTTCATGCCGTCACAACGAAACGATGAGTTAGTGGCCGCTCAGGCTGACGATATTCGTCTAAAGAATGGTACTAAGTCTTTGAATGAGGCTCGCGCTCAAATTGGTTTGCCGTTGCTTGAGGCTGAGGAAGCGGATACACCCATTTTTGTTACAGGGTCGGCTTCGTATTTTGTGACTGAGGATGGGGTGATGAACCTTGATTCGGGTGTCACGTCTGATGCTGAGAGTGGTGAACAGTCTGACGGATCGGTAGATGCGCCGGTTGAAACTGTTGAACCTGATACCACGGTGACACCAGTTGAGGAAGCACCCAAGTCGGCCACGTTTGATGATGGTGTTGAGGAAGCAAAAGCATTTGTTCGTTGGTTGCGTAAATGGGGTCAACCTGACCGCCCCTACCGTTTCCAACACTTGCCAGCGGCTTACGCGGAAACATTAAATAAGTTCGTTGAGGTGCAAGACTTTGACGGTGCGCGTTGGTATGCGGAACGCTACTGTGCATGAAACTGCCAAACAAAATTGATGGTGCGCTTGTACGAACAGCCGCTGTTATTGCTGACGATATTCGACGGGCAATAGCCGACCAGATTGACCCTGTTTGGGTGGCTGAGAACGTTTTTCAAGCGTTTCCTGACGGTGTGACCGCTACCCCTGTTCAGGCTCGTGTGTGGGCGCAATTGAATTTGCGGTTTGATAATCGCCCGTTGATGTTGGTGTTGCAACAGTTGTATGCAACCGGTTGGGTGTTGGGGCAGGATGCTGGGGCGGCGTATGTTGCTGACCAACGGTTGACTAAGGCCACGCCGTCAACAGATGAGTTGATGGCCGCGTTGAACATTGATTGGGATAATTGGAAACCTGGCAACCGAGCTGCTGAACAGTTGGTTCGCACGTCACCTGGTTTGCAGGGTTTGTTGGATCAGGCTGGGGCAACTATTAAAGGCATGAACGAAACTACGGTTAGTCGTGTGGGTACGGTTATTGCGGATGGTTTGAGGCGTGGTGCTTCGTCTGGGTCGTTGGCTAAGGATTTGGTTCAGTCGGGTATTGAGGGGTTGTTGGCAGATCCGTCTCGCGCGTTGGCTATTGCTAATACTGAAATGTCTAGGGCGTTGAATGTTTCGTCTATGAATTACTACACGGATTCGGGTGTGGAAAAAGTTGAGTGGTTGGCTTTGGAAGCGTGTGAGTTGTGTGGTCAGAACGCTGATGCTGGTGCTATCCCGTTGGGTGAGGTTTTTCCTAGTGGGGATACTGAGCCGCCTGGTCACCCAAATTGTCGTTGTGGTATTCGTGCGGTGTTTGATTATGAGGATAGCCCTCTTGCGCCGGTTGAGGTTGTTGGGGATGCTGAAACTGTGTTGGCTGAGGCTCAGGCGTTGCAACAACAAACTAATGTTCCCGAAATTTGGCCGTGGGAAAAAGGTTGGGCTAATTCTTTTGCAAATCAAGCAGAAGCAAATGCGGCATATTTAGAACAACAAAAAATTGCGGAATCAACTTTATTATCAGATTTGAAAGTCAACATACCAACTCAAAAAGTTCCTGAGTATTTGGAAAAATCTTTGATGAATACCAATCCTCTTTACGATCCTTACAAAAAAGGTTATTCAACAAATTGTGCGCGAGTTGTCAACGCTTACGAGATGCGCCGTCGGGGTTTTGATGTGACCGCAACACCGAAACCTATTGGTATTTTGAAAAACGATGGTTCTCAAATTAAGAATACATATTTAAATTCATGGCGCGACCCTGTATCTGGGAAAAATGGTTTTGAGTTAGCAGATGATTTGCCTGGTCAATGGAGTGTTGAACAAATAAAAAATGTTTTGAAAAGGGAACACCCAGAAGGTTCGCGCGGCTTTATTAGTCAGTCTTGGAATAGTAGCCCAAAGGGTGCAGGTCACGTTTACACTTGGGAAATAGAAAACGGGCGTGTAAAGTTTTATGATGCACAAACGGGTGCTTCTAATGTTGACGAATATATTGATAGGGGGTTCAATTTTAGTTGGCTGCGAGTAGATAATCTTGAGCCGACAGCAAACATTTTACGTTATTTGAAAGGCTACAAAAAATGATTAATTTTGAAAAGGCTAAAACAATTGCGCTTACTGAATTTTCTAAGACGTGGCTTGGGTTTGGATCAACACCAGCGGTTTCTAATGAAGGGCGCGAAAACGAAAAGTTTTATTCTCTTGCTTTGGGGGATGCCAGATGGATTACAGATAATGATTCAGCATTTCGCTCAGATGATGACACTTTGTATTTGGTCAACAAAATTACAGGCGAATTTGTTGAGATGAGTATTTTTGCAGCTGAAAAAGAAAAATTAGTTTTTAAAGAAATTGAGGTAGTAAAACAAATATCGGCTGACGTTGTGAAGGGTGTGCCTGGTTCGTTAGAAGTAGAACGCGCCCTATCACGCCTTACCATTCTGCCCAACCCCAACCACCTTGAACTCAAAGAACCAGAAAAGTTTGTGGAATCACCGTGGCCTGTCATACCGTCACCGCGTATTAATCCAAACGCTTGGGATGACGCAATGATTGAAGTTGTTGATATGGATGACCTGTTTGGTACTGACTCGTTCCTACGTCGCAAGAACGTAAAAGAACACATTGAAGCAATGGGTCAAGCCACGACACCATTCCGATCCTTCGCGCTCATTGCCGTTGTTGCAGGTCGCTCAGTTATTATTGATGGACACCACCGGTTGATGGCGTTGTGGCTACTTGGTCAGAACAGCGCACCGGCTTATGTAATTGAGGTTGAGTAAATGGCTTTTGTTCACAAGAACAACACGGTGCGTACAACCGTAACCGAAATCGCACAAGTACCTGTTGGGCAACGTCAGAACATTACTGTTTATATTCAGAACAATGACTCAGCCAATATCTTTGTTGGTGATGCGACTGTTACTACGTCAGGTGCTAACGCTGGTTGGAAAGTTGCCGCTGGTGCAAACATTCAATTTTGGTGCAATTCGGGTGACGAAATTTTTGCTATCTCAGCAGCTGGTACAGCCGCAAACGCTGTTGTTGTTACATACTCGGCGTAAAGCGAACACGAGGCATAAAATACAACTATGACCACACTTGCACATTCTTACGCGGCCATTACTAAGGCTGACAAAAACGATGACGGTACGCTCACCGTTTACGGAAAAGCAACAGACGATTCCATTGACATTGACCAACAAATTTGTGACGATGCTTGGCTGAAACGCGCAATGCCTGATTGGATGCTTTCTGGTGGCAACGTGCGCGAACAACACTCAAACATTGCCGCTGGTGTTGCAACGGATTACGAACGCAAAGATGACGGCCACTACATCACCGCACTTGTTGTTGATCCTGTTTCGGTTAAGAAAGTTGAAACCGGTGTTCTCAAAGGGTTCAGCATTGGTATTCGTTCGCCACGAGTTATCCGTGACGAAAAGGCGGCTGGCGGTAGAATTATTGATGGACAGATTGTTGAGATTAGTTTGGTGGATCGCCCTGCTAATCCCAACGCTAAATTGATGCTTGCTAAGGCGGCAGAAAGCGGTGAACTGATGGCTGTTGAACAGAAGGCTATTGTGCCTACCCCTGCCGATGTGTTTGGACACCTTGCCAAATCGGATAACCCTGTTGAGGATGCAATTGATTCTGTAACTGAAACGGTTGCTGAAATTGTTGAGAATGTTGCTGACGCAATTCAGGAAACTGTTGCCGACATTGCTGACGCTGTTGCCGACATTGCTGAACACGTTGCTGAGGTTGCAGAACAAATTTCGGATCAGGTTGAGGCTGTCGCTGATGACGTTGAAACTGCGCTTGGTCACTCTGAAGTTGATGATGTTGATAAAGCCGCTTCGTTGCTAAACATTGTCAAATCATTTAAGGCTGACCTTGACAAGTTTGACCAGGCAACGTTTGAACGTGCGCGTACTGAACTGTCGAACCTCATTATTGTTGAGGCCAAAGAAATGGCTACTGAGGGTCACGACGAAAAAGAATCTATTGAACACTTGCTTGATGCGGTAAAGCACTTGTTCCGTTGGTATGAGGGTGAAGTTGCCAACGGTGAAGTTGAGGGTGCTGTTGTACCTGAAATGGGTGAGGACATTTATTTGTCGGCTGATTCCGAAAAGGATGTTGTTGTTTGCGAATGTGTTTGTGACAGTTGCGCCGCCGGTGAAGGTTGCGATGACAAAATGTGCAAGTGCATGGATAAAGTTTCCGCCGAGAAATCGGTTGAAATTGATGAGGCAATGGAAATTGCCATAATCGAAAAGGCCGTTACACAGGCTAAAGAATCGGTAAGAATAGAACTTGATTCACTCAAGTCAGCATTAGAGGTTGAGAGAGTGAAGTCGGTTGACCTTGCAGGTGAATTGGCAACGGCGAAAAAGGCTGTCGCGGCTGGTGGTCCTAAACGGGCTAACACTACGACACCTGACCACACCGTAAATGCTCTGTTGCAGAAAGCAGCTGAGTACCAAGTCAAGGCTTCACAGGCTTCTGATCCCGTTTTGGCTAAGGGTTATCGGGAACTTGCTGAGGATATGACTGTCAAGGCATCTCGAAAGGATGTGACCAAATGACTGAAGCCGTAAAGGCTGCGGATCTCTTTGGCGATGTTTCGCCTAAAGAAGCCGCAAAGCAGATGGAAGCGTACCTCGGTGAACTAAACAAGTCGCTGAGCAACGCTTCTACCACCCTTGGACAAGCCCCACAGGCTGATCCGACTGCCCAAATTGAGGCTCTTGTTGCTAACAAGTCCCTTGCCCCCGAAGCCCTCGGTGCGCTGAACTCGGCTCTTGCCGCTCAGCGTGGCGTTATGGGTGACGTTGTTAAGGACATTACGCTCACCAGCCCTCTTTCCACCGCGTTCGCTGCCTTCGACCTTGAAGCCCCTGCGAAACTTCTGACCCCTCGCCCGACCCCTCTGCGTAACAAGATTGCTCGCAAAAAGGGTGTTGGTACTGCTCACCGTATCAAGAAAATCACCGGTTACACGGGTACTGGTACTGGTGGACAGGGCAACGTTTGGCCTGGTGTTACTGAGTCAACCACTACGGCGTTCGGATCAGTTAACTTCCAGCGTGGACCAAAGATTTCTTACACGGCTGAGGATGCGATTTTCCCGTACTTCTCGTACAGCCTGTCGGATGCTGTTTCGTTTGACGCGAACTTCTCTGGTCTTGGTTATCAGGACCTTCGCCAGTTGTCCAGCACCTCAACGCTTTACGCTTCGATGCTTATGGAGGAACGGATGTTCCTTTATGCTCGTGGTACGGCTTCGGGTCTTTCGGGTGTGCTTGCTGCCCCGACTGTTACGCTGGCTGCTCGTTCGGCTGCCACAGGTGAAACTGCCCTTGCTAACAACACTTACTATGTCTATGTGACTTCGGATGCTGGTTTTGGTGAGGGTGTCGTTTCAACGGTTGTCTCTCAGGCCACCACTTCACAGTTGATTGACATTACGGTTACGAACGTTGCTGGTGCTATCGGCTACAAGGTGTATGTCGGCACTACTACTGGTGCTGCTAACGCTAAGTATGTTGGTCGTATTGCGTCGCTCAAGGGAACACTTCAGGGTTCGGCTTCAACCGTTACCACGGGTGACAACCTTGTATTCTCCACGACTGGTGTTGCCGCTTCAACTCTCGCTGAGGGTTCGGCTTACGCAACTGGTTACGACGGTATCCTTGCTCAGATTGCGACGGGTGGTACGGTCAACCGTGTCAACTCAACGTTCTCAACAAGCAACCCTGGTGCTGAGTTCCAGACTGTGTTCTCCACCTTGTTTGACAGCGTAAAGGCTGACCCTGACGAGATTTTCCTCAACGGGTCTGACCGCAAGCAGCTGTCTGACGCTATTAAGAACGGATCAACGGCAAACTACCGTTTGAACCTGACTCAGACTGAAACAGGTGACTATGTTGGTGGGGCTGTCATTGGCGGCCTTTATAACGAAATCACCGGAAAACTGGTTGACCTTACGGTTCACCCGTGGCTTGCACAGGGTATTGCCCCCGTCATGTCCTACACGTTGCCTATTCCTGACACCGAGGTTTCGGATGTTTGGGCTGCCGTCAACGTTCAGGACTACATGGGGATGCAATGGCCTGTCACCCAGTTTGCGTATGAGTTCAGCACTTACTGGCGTGGTGGCTTTGTTGGTTACGCACCTGCTTGGAACGGTCTTGTGACCGGTATCAAGTCGGCGTAATTTCCGCAATGCGTTTGTGGGGTGGTGTAATCCTTACGGGTTGCACCACCCTACTTCCATAGAAAGGCTAAACAATGACTAAAGTTTTTGGTGCAAGCGGTGTCAAAGGTATTGATGTGACAACCGAAAAAGGAACTGTCAAATACACGGCGGATCGAAAAGGATTCATTGAAATTGATAATCCGAAACACGCACGTCAAGCAATTTCTGAGGGCATGGCCGTTGCTTCGTCTGCTTCAGGTTTCAACGTAGATGGTTTCCCTTGCGTGACGTGCGAACACAATTCGGTGTTCAAGGTTTACAATTGCCCTAAGTGCGGTACGGATAATGATTTTCGTGAGGATGTAAAATAATGGCAACGCCCGTTGTTTCTACAATTGTGCGGCAAGTGTCACGCCCGTATTTGACGTTGGATGAATATAAGCAAGCACCTACCGCGTTGGATTATGGAAACTTGGTGCAAGGCGGTAATCAGGCGGCTCAAGATGCTGAGTTGACTAACGCTATTACTCGCGCTTCGTCGTGGATTGACCAGTATTGTAATCAGATTTTGTCGGCCACTCTAGATGTGGAACAGCAACGGGTCAGGTTGCGCCCTGACGGCACTATTCGTATTCACCCTAACTATTTCCCTGTGGTGTCTTTGAACTCGTTACAGGTCGGTTTTTACCCTGGACAGTTGACTACGGTGGCTGACCTTTCGCCAGCGTGGATTGAGTCGCAACAAATTGTGTTTCCGTTTGGTGGGGTAAACCTAAACTATTCCAGTCAAGGTCCGTTGGGTCTTGGTTTTCCTGGGTCTGCTAGATCCGAAACGTACATTTCGTACAGTTATGTCAACGGGTATCCAGTCAGCACTTTGGCTGTTGCGCCTTCTGCTGGGGCTACGTCAATTATTCTAAATTCGGGGCTTGGTATTACCGCTGGTCAGCAGCTCAAAATTTACGATGGGGCTTCTACTGAGGATGTAATTGTTGCAACAACGTACACTTACGGGTCGGCTACTGTTCCGTTGACAACGGGTTTGTTGTATGCCCATCAAGTTGGGGATGCGGTTACGTCGCTTCCTGCCGCCGTCAAACAGGCCGCCATTATGGTTACGTCTGCTTATCTTAAAATTCGTGGTGACGCTTCACTTGTTATGGATGTGACAAACCGCCCTGGGCAACAACTTGAAGGTTCGCAACGTGTTGGTCAGGATGTTGGTCACGCAATGGAAATTCTGAAACCGTTTAGGCGTATGCGATGACTCGTCAACAAGTTCGACAGAATGTTGGTACTTGGGTTGCGGATGCCGCTATTCCGCATTTAAATCAAGTGTTTACGTCGTTCCCTAAACGTATCAATTTTCAGGCCAACTCTACGGCTGGGGAAATGACTCGCGCTGCTGGTGTTGTGTTTATTCGTGGTGAGCGTGAGGATCGTGTTGCGTTGGGTGGTGCTTCGTCTGGTTGGAAACGTATTGATTATGATGTTCAGTTTCAGATTTATACGCACTCAGTTGAACAGTACGCTCAGGATGCTATGGACACGTTTGATGCCATTGTGGATGCGGTAAAGGACAGACTTCGTGCTGGCGGTCACAGGCTTGGGGCTACTGATGGGAATGTTATTTGGCAAGCTGCTGAACCTGAAATCATGGTTCAGTATGGTGAGCCTATGACGAATGATGGTGGGGCTACTGAAACGTGGGCGGCCATTGAGTTTACTGTTACGCAAATGATTCAGAGTTAGGAAAAGAAAATGGCACAGTACGAATATACGGGTGATGGGGAAATGGTTTTTCCTACACTCAGCAAAGTTGTCCGTAAGGGTGACGTGTTTGACGGTCCTGACGGTTTAGCGGTTGCTGGCGTTATTATTGTTAGTGGGCGTAAAGGTAAAACTGTTGTTGAGCCTGAAGTTTCCATGTCAGATTCGGCTGATGTGGTTGATCCCGAATTAGGAGTATAAGTTGGCAGTTCAGAATAGTGTTCGGTCTTATTTGGGCATTGCAAAGGAAGCAACGGATGGGACGGCTGTTGCGCCTACCGCGTTTATTCCGGTGTCACAGTCGAAGTTAAAGCCTGTTGATATTATTGACCCGTTGTATGACGAGGGGCTTCGTGGTTCGATTGTCAAGAACTACAACTACATTCCTGGTCGTACTCGTTCAACTTTTGATTTTGGTGGACCTGTGTTTGCTGACACCGTTCCGTGGGCAATTGCTGGTTTGCTCGGATCTGTAACCACTACTGGTGCTTCTGCGCCGTACACACACACAATTTCTCTTAAGAACGCTTCGGCTACTGGCGTAGATGCTATGCCCACTTCGTTTACGTTGACCGATTTTTATGCCGCTGATGTTCGCGCTTATGCTGGTTGCCAAGTTCACGATTTTAGCCTGAGTTTTTCGGCTGATGGAATGTTGGAGTATGACGCGAAGGCTACTGGCTGGTTGTCAACTTCGGCTTCTACCCCAACCCCATCGTTTTCAACTATTGTTCCTACCCCTGTTTGGCAGGGTACGGTCAGCATTGGTGGATCAAACGTTGCATATGCGGTTGAGGGTTCTATTAAAATGATGCGCCCTGTTACCCCGATTTACGGAATTAGCAACACGCAAAACCCTTATCAGGTGTTTTTGGGTGCGCTTGATGTGACAGGTTCGTTCAAGTTTGTGATGGAAGACAACACGGAACTGACTCGTTTCTTGACAAACACGCAACCGGCGATTGTGTTGAACTGGTCAAACGGTACGGGTGCTTCTCTTACACAACTTCAGGCCACTATTACTAAGGGCGCGTACACGGCGGCCACCATTGACCGTGGTTCAGACATGGTTGAGGTCAGCATTGAACTTACTGGTATTGGTAACACAACGGATGCAGGTTCAACGGGTGGTTATGCACCTATCAAATTTGTGTCTAAGAACGCTGTGGTTTCGGGAACTTACCAGTAACTAGCGTGGCAGGGTTTTTGGGGATTTGTTTAGCCTTAGAACCTGAAACCCTGCCACCCCTAATTGAAAGGCTAAATTATGTCAGAAAAAGTTGAATTACCGTCTGGTGGTTGGGTGCAGTTGCGCGACCCTAAAAGTTTGAAACATGGGGATCGCGCAAAACTGTATGTTGGTATTTCGTCGGATATGTCGGATGCTGAACGCGGTATTCTCATGTCGGATCGTATTATTGCGGTGTTGATTGAGGACTGGTCGTTTGATTTGTTGATTCCTTCAGTTCGTTTTGATTCAATTGGCGAAATGGAAATTCCGGATTATGACTTGTTGGCGGAACACGCTCAGGCGGCTACCCTAGTTTTGTTCCCTCAGTTGCGTAAAACGGTGGAGAATGAGGCCGACCCAAAAGTGCCTACCGCCGACTTCAACGACTGAAGTGGGTCATTGAGGGTAATGAACGTAATAATGCGTTTGATTATCCTGATGAGGAATTTGTTTATTATCTTTGTGCTTCAAAGTTTCATTGGACACCAACCCAAGTTGATGATGCGCCAGCGTATTTGGTTGACTGGCTAATTTCTATTGATGAGTTGGTTGAGAGTGTGAAAGCGGATAAGCAAAATGGCTGAGTCGTTTCGTATTGAGAATTTGCCTCAAGTGTTAAAGAGTTTGGAAGTTGCTGGTCAGCATATGGAGTTGGCGGCGGTTCGGGCTACTAATGATTTGGCGTTGCGCCTTGAGGGTGACATAAAAGCCAACTTGATGCAGGTTCAAAACGCTTCTATGACGGGGCCGCGTAATCCTGCTGGTGGCGGGTTTCCTCACCGGCGTTCAGGGCGTTTGGCAAACTCTATTTATATTGAACCGCGTAGAGGGCTTGGTAGTTACTCGTTCAACGTGGGTGCTGGAATGGAGTATGCGCGTATCTTGGAACTTGGGTGGGCAAGTGGCGTAAACTATCCCTATATGAAGCCCTCGGCTGATGCGTTGCGACCCCAGGCTAAATACTTTTTTGAACAGGCTTTTGCGCGATACTGGAAAGGGTAACGGATGGCTGACTTAATTCCGCCCCTTATAATTGGTGTGCAGCTTGACGCTTCTCAGTTAAACGCTGGTGTCAATGCCGCTAAGGGTGGCTTGAATGGGTTGGGAACTGCCGCTACCGCTCAACAAGGTCCGTTGGGATCGTTGGGTAAAACGCTTGGCGGTCTGGGTTTAGCGTTTGGTGCGTATCAAGTAATTCAGTTTGGTAAAGGTTTGTTGGATGCCGCTGAGGCGGAAACCGTTAGTAACGCTCGGCTGGAAAACATTACTGAGTCAATGGGTTTATTTGGGGCAGAAGCGGGTGCGGTTAGTACGCGCCTTGAAAATTTGGCTCAACAGACGGCATCGAATACTGGTGTTGATGAGGAAAGTATTAAGGCCACTCAGGCTAAGTTGATGACGTTCAAGGAATTGGGTAAGACGGCTGATGAGGCTGGTGGGGCGTTTGACCGCGCGACAGGTGCTGCAATTGATATGGCTGCGGCTGGTTTTGGTACGGCAGAAACAAACGCTGTTCAATTGGGTAAGGCGTTGAATGACCCCATCAAGGGTATTACCGCGTTAAGCCGTTCGGGTATTACGTTTACTGAACAAGAAAAAGAACAAATTAAAACAATGGTTGAGCATAACGATATGCTTGGCGCACAAGAAATGGTGTTGGGGGCTATTGAAACTCAGGTTGGAGGTACGGCTGAGGCTACGGCTACAGGTACAGGCAAAATGGGTGCGGCTTTTGAACACTTGCAGGAAACGCTTGGTTTGGTTTTGATGCCGGCTATTGAGGGTATGGCCGATGGTCTTGGTGTGGCGTTTGGTTTTATTGCCGATAATTTGCCTACCGTTGGAACGTTTATTGGTGTGTTGGCTGGGCTGACTATTGCGTTCAACGCTTTGGCTATTGCTAACGCTATTGAAAACTCTCAATTGTTTATTATGGCCGCCGCGTTGCTGGCTAACCCAATCACTTGGATTGTGTTGGGTATTGCAGCACTTGCAGCTGGCATTGTGTACCTTGTCACACAGACAACCTTTTTTCAGGATGCGTGGGCTGCAATGTGTAAATGGGTTGCTGACGCTTGGGATGCTGTCGGCAAGTGGTTGGGTCAAAGCATTATGAATATCGCAAAGTTTTTTGGTGACCTGCCTGGCAACATTGTGAAGTTTATAACGCAAACAATTCCAGCAGTTTGGAAATGGTTTACAGAACTGCCTGGCAAAATTGTTGACTTTATTGTGAAAGCCGCACCAGTTATTTGGAAATGGTTTTCCGAACTTCCCGCCAACATGATAAAAGGAATTGGCGATTTTGTAAGCCAGTTTCTAAAAGTGGGTAGCGATATTGTCAACGGAATACTGAAGGGTATTCAAGATGGCTGGAATGGTGTAGTTAAATGGCTACAAGAAGCCGTTAGTAACTCTGTTGAGGCTGTAAAGAATTGGTTGGGAATCAAGTCACCGTCAACCGTTTTTGCTGAAATTGGTAAGAACATGGCGTTGGGTATGAAGCAGGGAATCATGGCTACGTCAGATGAGGTGGCCAATGCGGCTATGTCAATGGCGGATTCGGCTACTGTGTCGGCTTCGTTTGGTGTGACGAATGTAAACCAATCCGCTACTGTTGCACCGGCTTATTTTGCTCAACCTAATAAATCTGCAACAACACAGGAAACAATGTCTGGTGGGGTTAGTATCAATGCGCCAGTAACAGTTCAAACAAACGCTAACGCTCAAGACATTTCTAGTGCCATTGTGAACGCCATTAAGTTTAACCTTCCGTATGTTACGACGGGAGTTTTGGCGTGACTTTAAATAATTACCAGTTTCAGTTTGGATCGTTCCAATTTGGTGGTGCTGGTTCACCGTTTCAAATTATTAGTGTTGACGGCCTTGAAAGTTTGCCCCAAATGCGTGTCCAGGATGATAACCGTGGTTTCAATGATGGTGCGTTTTCGGGGCGCGATTTTTATTCAGGTCGAACAATAACGTTTACGGTTCACGTTTTTGCTGGTAACGGTAATTCGGCTCACCAGAATTTCAATTTGTTTCAACAGTATTTGCAACCTCAACAGTCGGGTACTCAGACGTTGCAATTTTTGTTGTCGCAAACGGATACTGAGAAGCAACTAAACGCTCGTGTTCGTTCTCGCACAGTTCATATTGATCCTGAATACACGTTTGGTTATATTCGTTGTCAAGTTTCAATGTTTGCGCCTGATCCGCGTTATTACGACAACCTTGTTCAAGTGGCGCGAATTACGCCTTCTGGTGTGATTAATGGGCGAACATACAATCGTGTTTATGATTTGTCGTATGGTGGCGGTTCGTTGACTAATACTGTAACAATAATTAATGCTGGTTGGATTTATACGTCACCAATAATTACTATCAATGGTCCTATTACTAATCCTGCCGTAAGTTATGTTGAAGGTGGTCAGACAATTACGGTGAATTTTACGTTGGGTGCGTTTGACCAGTTGGTGTTAGATATGACTCAAAATGTTGCTACGTTAAATGGTTCGCCGGTTCGTAATCTTGTTTCTGCCGGTTCGCAATGGTTCACTATTCCGGCTAACTCAACGGCAACTATTTCTTTGAATGGTACTGCTGTTACCGCAGGTACAACGAGTGCTACTGTAAACTGGAAAAACGCCTACATCTAAGGATAAGAAATGGCTTTACGCACACCGCCCTCGTGGTTGCAGAATGGGTCGCACCCTGCCGAGAATGACCGTTTGACGGTTCAGGCTCAGTATGCTACTACTGGAATTATTAATTCGGGATCGTATGCGGTTACGGCTCAGGCCAGTCCAAATATGACTGTAAACGTGGCAGCTGGTTGGTGTGCGATTCTTGGTACTACTGCCTCGTCGGGTGTGTATACGGCCTATAACGACGCAACGACGGTGCTTACGATTACAACTGCGGATTTGTTGCTTCCGCGTATTGACCGTATCGTTGTGACAGTTCGTGACGCGACTTATTCGGGTTCGTCAAATGATGTTATTTTTCAAGTGTTGGCTGGTACGCCTAACGCTTCGCCTACTGCACCAGCTACACCGTCTAACTCAATTAGCTTGGCTACAATTGCGGTTGCCGCTTTGGCTACAAGCATTTCGGCTGGTAACATTACTGACACTCGTGTTGGTATTACGTCAAACGCATTTTTGTCTACCACGGGCGGTACGGTTACAGGCGCAACAACGATTTCAGGATCAACTACTCTTTCGGGTTTGGTTTCCATTTCTGGGGCTACATCCATTTCTGGGGCTACAACCGTAACAAACACAATTTCAAGCAACTCAACTATTACGGCCAGTTCGTTTATATCGTCTGCCGGTACAACTACGGTTGCACCGCTAAAACTTACGTCAGGTACAAACTTAACAAGTTCTCAGGCTGGCGTATTTGAATACAACGGAATCAACGCATTTTTTACCAATAACTCAACTTCAGGTAGAGGCGTAATTCCGTCAACTGCGTTGTATTCAATTAGCCTAAGTGCGGCCGTTGCGCTTCCACAAGCGAACAACGTCGCTGGGTCGATGTTCGGCGCGGGTATGGCTAACGGTTTGGCTGTTGTCGCTGGTGTTCTTTATGAATATGAAATTATTGGTCAAATAGCGAAGTCAAGCACTTCAGCCACAGTTACTTTCACTATTGGTGGAACTGCTACTTACTCATCGACCCCAGTTATTCACTCAATAGTGGACACTACTTCGCCCACTTATTATTACACAGCAGGAACGTCACAGGCGATACTCACAACATCAACACAAACTAGCGCGAGGCTACAAATTCGTGGGCGTTTTCATGTAGCCACAGCCGGTTACTTTATGCCGCAACTTACTTTTACCGCAGGTGCTACGGCAAGCCAACAAATTTCTGTTGGCTCTTATGTAAAAGTCACACCAATCGGCAACTCGGCTGGAACAACTTCGGTTGGCGCGTGGTCGTAATGACAGAAATAAAACCAACCAACCAGTCATTACTCATTGACATAACCCAAAGGCTTTCCGTAATCGAAGCAAAACTTGACGTAGTACCCGACCACGAGGATCGTATTCGTGACCTAGAAAAAGCGCGATACTCATCAGCGTGGTTAACTTCTATCCTTTCCGCCAGCCTCACCGCCGGTGTGGTTGCCCTCATATTGAAAGTATTAGGTGGTTAACGTGAGCAAGACACAACTCAAAAATTTCATTATTGGCGTGTGGGATATTTTCAAACGCTCTATTGGTTTAGCAATGGTCGCATTTTTTCCTGGTGCCGGTGTTGGTTCAGCGTTTGCTGGCAACTGGTTAATGGGTGGCCTCATTGCGTTTGGATCTGTGTTCAGTATTGTCATGTCAGTTCTGGGTGTTGAACTTGCTTCAACAAGTAATGTGACCCCTGACGGTATTGATAACGCTTTCAAACAAGCCGTTACTAAGGCGCAAGACACGCAGAAAAAGTAAGGTGACGTTGTGGTTGCATACCGTTACCTTTTTGCTGACCTGCTAACAAATCAGGTGTTGGCTGAACTTCCTGTTACGGGAGTCAATTTTTCGCAAGCCTTAAACTCGTCAGGCGCATTTCAAGCACAAATTTTGTTGTCGGGTATTGATGATGCTATGAACGTTATGGCGGCCACGATTCCTGGGCGCAACTGTGTATATGTGGATCGTGACGGCGTGTTGGTGTGGGGTGGAATTATTTGGTCGCGTAGTTACAAATCGGATGACCAACATTTAAGTATTAGTGCTGAGGAATTTGCGTCATATTTTAAGCACCGTCGCATTATTGCTGACGTTGTTTACAACGCAACGGATCAGTTGACTATTGCACAGGGTCTTGTGAACGCGGCTCAAGCTGCTACGAATGGCAACATTGGTGTTGTTGTTCCAACAAACACTTCGGGTGTCACAATTTCACGAATTTATTATGGGTATGAACAAAAGAATGTTTTGTCGGCGTTGCAAGATTTGGCTAAGGCTGGTACTGGTGCAACTGGGCAAACGGGTTTTGATTTTGCTTTTGATGTTGCTTACGACGCTTCAGCAAATCCAACTAAAACGCTTAACTTGGGGTATCCGCGTATTGGGTCAGCGTACTCAGCAACTAAAGCAACTGCACCGGTTTTTGAGTTTCCTGCTGGAAACGTTGTTGAGTATGACTATCCAGAGGATGCTTCTATTGTTGCTAACACGGTGTATGTGACTGGTGATGGTTCTAATGAGGGTAAGAAAATTTATTACGCTTCTGACGTAAACAAATTAGGTCAAGGTTGGCCGTTGCTTGAGGACTCTGTTTCATATTCAGACATTACCGATACAACGGTGTTGGCTAACTTGGCAGCTGGTCAAGTTGCTGCTGTTTCGTATCCGCCTACGGTGTTGAAAATTGTTGCTAACCCTTCAACTGATCCTGTTTTGGGATCGTATCGTATTGGTGATGACGCTCGTGTTCGTATTTTTGATGACCGTTTTCCTAACGGGTTGGATGCGGTGTATCGTATTACGGCGTTGAATGTTACCCCTGGTGAAACTGGACCTGAACGAGTTACGCTTACCTTAAACCTTCCGACAGCAGGTTAATTATGGCTTATGTAAATTTGCCCCCATCGTTGCAGCTCATGTTCCAGACAATGAATGACCGGCTTGGCAAAATGGAAAATGGGCAAAGGTTTACCGCACCTAACGTTCCGCCTTTGACAACACAACCCACGGTTACTGGGCTTGCGGCTAGCGACCCTCAGAACCCCCGTACAGGCGATGTTTGGTTGAATACGGCTAGCAATGCGTTGCGTTATGTTGATGCCGTTGGTGCGGTTCAGTCTGTAACTGGTAGCGGTTATCGGCTTTTGACTCGTTTGTTTTGGACTAGCACGACACAGTTTCTTGTTGCGTCTTATTCTGGGGCAAAAGCGATTCGTGTTATTTGTGTTGGTTCGGGTGGTGGTGGTGGTGGTGTGGCCAACACCGGTGGTTCTGGAGTTGCTATTGGCGGGTCAGGATCGGGTGGCGGTTATTCCGAAAAATTTATTACGACCCTTTCCACGGTTGATACTTGGTGGGGTGTGGTTGGTGCGTCGGGTGCTGGTGGTGCTGCTGGCGCAAATGCTGGAACGGCTGGGTCAAGTTCTTGGTTTGGACCTTCCAATTCGGTTACGACTGGTGCAACCGTGATTGCTAACGGTGGTGGTGCAGGTGCTGGTGGAACAAGTTCGACGGGTGCAAATTATTTTGTTCCTGGTGTTGCGGGTGCTTCTGCAAGTACGGGTGATTTTGTTTTACCTGGCGGTTCGTCAACAGCGATATATAGTCCAAACGCTAATAACACGGTAGGAACGTCTGGCGGGGCAAGTGTTTATGGTTTTGGTGGGCTTGCGGTTCAGGGGGCTTCAACAGCCGGTAATGCTGGTGGTGGTTACGGATCGGGTGGTTCGGGTGCGGGCAACGGTAACAGCGGTGCTACAAAAGCGGGCGGATCTGGCGCAAGTGGGCTTGTGATTGTTGAGGTGTACGCATGAGGATAGCAATTATTGAAAATGGTGTTGTGTTGAACGCCATTATTGTTGACCAAGATTATGTTGTTGACGGTGGGCTTGAGGCCGTTGAGTCTGATGTTGCTGGACCTGGCTGGTTGTTTGATGGTCAAACGTTTACACCGCCAACGGTTGAATTAGTTGTTGAGTCTAGTCAAGAAATGACGTTTTCCCCAGTTATCCCCAACGGTGCATAACCTTTTTTGACTAATTTTATCCGCGTACTTACACGGAAAACGGGCTGTCAGTCAGGAGTGTGACAGCCCGTTTCCGGTCAGCCCTCTATGGGCAGGTTTAGCATAACAGGTACAGGTTCGTTCCGAACCTACTCAGGTCTAGTCCACCGAGTTTCCAGCCGTTAGAGGGTTGTGGGTTGGCGCACCCCAAATTTGATGAGCGTGGGGTGGACAAGATAAGTGGTTGAGATTATCAAGCGCAACGGTGGCGGTGTAGAAACGAGAAGCCCTGCACCTAATCCGAAAGGGTTGCCGTTGCATATGACGCTTCTGTGTGATTTGTAGTGGGTCACACTCATCTACCGATGCCCGATTCGTGACGGCTGGTTTTGGGGGGGTGGCCGCTAAGGTCATTCCCTCAACCCTCTAGCGTTCTGGCTGGAATGAGGTTCAGTAGTTGATGGTTCAGAGTTGGGCTGGGGTTAGGGTTTGTAGTTGTAAGTAATGTAGTAGGTCAATAAAACAAAGTTTGCTGGCAAGAAAATATGTGTGTAATGTTTCTCGTGGAACGACTGCTTGGCTCAAGGAACTCGTGGATGATGTGATTGAGCTGCTGGGTGGTCGTTTCTTTTTGGTGGAGAAGTGGGGGGTCGAACCCCAGTCCTGGTCGGATCGCGTTTAGCGTTTTGTCGGCCAGTCGAAACCTATCCTTCCCCATATGTGAAGCCCCCACCGGTTCTTTTTTGACATGACGTGTTGTTGAGATTTGGTGGGGGCTTCGCGTTTTATTTTATTGGCAGCTGTCGCATTGGAGTAATTCCATTGGGTCTATGGGTACTTGGATGCCGTTGACAATTTCGTTGTTGTCCATGTTGTGCCTTTCGTAGTTTGTCTAGGTTATGTTGCTGGTTGTTGGTGGGGTTGTGGGCAACGCTGTGTAGAAATTTTTTTGGGAAATGTGTTTGTGTTTTGTTGATTTGTGTTATTGTTTATGTATGCGGTTCAAGGGGATCCGCAGACAAGGGGAAACAAAGTGAAAAAAAACTACACCGCAAGTATCAGCCGGATACTAAACATATCTTTTGATAAAAGCGTCACTTCTGGCAGCCCAAACAAAAGCGGCCGATACACAACAACTGGGTACACCGTGAGCCAATCTGCTAACGGAGATGTTGTTGTGAGTCACGAAATTGAAACAGGCATTGAATACAACGAGGACAGCGTTATGGAAATGCTTGATGTTTATGCATCAGCACTTATGGTTCACGGTTTTAATGTTGCACTTGACCAATACAGCCTTCCGTTTATTATTGTTTGGAAAGATTAAGGGGAAACACAATATGGATCTAAACAAGTTTCTTGACGAAATTTGCACTTGTGAAATGTGCAACAACGGTTTTGTGTCTGAGGTCAATGAGATGGTGAAGTAATGAATTTCACCGAATTGTTTACTCTTACCAAAGAGGCACAAGGCTACGCAACTCAATACAGGGATGCGATGAAAAAAGGGTCATATCGGTTGGCAATGGGCGAACTTTACAAGTTGAACTTGACGGCCAATGACCTTTCTAAGTTCAGCGGTGAACCAGCACAAATCCTGGTTGACCGTTTCATTGCAGGAGATTCGGCAACACTCAGTTGACGAACAACAAAAATAAGGGGATACACAGCATGACAACAGCACTAGCCGTTGCACCTGACCAGAAGGCTTGGGATGCCACGCAACTCGCCGCGCTTAGACAGATTGGTTTGTCTGACGCGCCAGCAGGGGATTTAGCCCTGTTCCTTCATTACGCTCAACGTACTGGCCTTGATCCGTTTAGCCGTCAGATTTACATGATTGGTCGTTACGACAGTCGTGCTGGTGGTCAGCGTTACACTATTCAGTCAAGCATTGACGGGTTGCGTATTATTGCTCAACGGTCAGGCGAGTATGCCGGTCAAACTCAACCTATGTGGTGTGGACCTGACGGGGTGTGGAAAGACGTGTGGCTGGAAAGCACACCGCCTACTGCGGCCAAGATTGGTGTTTACCGTCAGGGTTTTGCTGAAGCGTTGTTTGCGGTAGCAACCACAGCCTCGTATATGCCTCAAGGTAAAGACGGTAAGCCTATGGGTTTGTGGTCAAAAATGCCTGATGTGATGTTGGCTAAAGTTGCTGAAGCGTTGGCGTTGCGTAAAGCGTTTCCTAATGACTTGTCTGGGATTTATTCGGATGAGGAAATGGATCAAGCTGCCCCTGCCGTTCCAGTTATTGAACCGTTGTCGGCTGAGGCTCGTGCAAGCGTGTTGGCTGAAATAAACAAAGCCGAATCGAAAGTTGAGATTCGTGAACTGTGGAAGGCTAACGCTAATCATTTGACTGAGGAATGGGAGAACAGCCTCGGTGAAACAATTTCTATCAAGTCCATCATTTTGTCCCGCCAGGCTGAACTGCCTGACGAGATTGTTTAGTAAGGGAAAGGAATAATCATGGCTCGTTGGCGTAAAACTGATCCTGACACTTCGCGTGATGCGGCGTTGTCGGTAACTGAGGAAACTGTCACAATGACTCAGAAACGTATTTTGGAAAAATTGCAGGTTGCAATGACTGATTATGAGTTGGTTGATTTGTTCAACTTTGACCGTGAATATGGAAACGCAAATTTTGTTTCTGATTCGGGTATTCGTTCTCGTCGCGCTGAACTTGTTGCTAGAGGTTTGGTGGTTGATTCGGGGCTTCGTTCTAAACTGCCGTCTGGTCGTTTTGGAATTATGTGGAAGGTGGCTGACCGTGGATAATCGTGTTGCTATTAATGCTCTTGTTCACGGCTCAGTTGAAGCGTTTGAGTTGGGGAAATCTATTGAACGTGAACGAGTGTTGGCTATTTTGCGCCCGTTTGAGAACGCACCAGAAAGTTTGCGTATCAATGTGGCTGGCACTATCAAGTTGATTGAAGGTGAACCGGCTGACCCGTCTACACAGTTTTACGCGGATGGTGAAAAGACGGTGTGTGATTTTTGTCTAATTGATTCTGATTTGGTAACCGAAACGGATAAGCGTATTGCTGACGGTGAGGTTCGGTTGTTGTCACCGTTGCAGGAACTGGTTTGTGACGTGTGCGGATCACCTAACGATGGGGGTCAAGCGTGAGTGTCATGTCAACTGAGGAAGCGTTTGCTGTTGCGTTGGCCGTGAATGATGGTTATCAGGCTGGTGTTTTGGCTGCCACTAAATTGGGTGCGTTTGAGGAACGTGAACGCATTGTGAGTTTGTTGCGTGAACACCTTTGCGGTGATGCTGTTGCGTTGATTGAAAGGGAAACAAAATGAGCGCACAGGGCAACGCTGAACGCGAGTATTACGACCCCAAACCTGTAACTGATATTCCAACCGTTGAGTGTCCACGGTGCGTTGGTGACGGTTGTGAATGGTGTGACGAGGAAGGCATTGTTGAAGCCGACCTATGTTCTTTATGTGACCGTTACGATTGCCGTTGTGACAGCGACTATGAGCGCACACGCGACTAGGGGTTGTACCTTTTATATATGGGAAACTTTGAAATAATGTTTTCGTCTGAGCTGCCGTTGAGGCAAGTGCGTCGGGATATTCGACGTAAACGGCGAGCATTGGAATCGGAACGACGAAACACCAACCGGCACATGAGGGCTATCAAGAAAGACTTGGATCGGATGTTTCCAAACTCAGATGTTCTTGACACGGTTGATTTGCTGGTTGACCTTGACGTTGTGTGGTCGGGTGATTTTGATAAGTTGCGTGAGCCGTTGGCTGACTTGTTATTGAAAGTTGATAAGAGTGGTTTGTTCCAAAACGACGTGGAACAAATCATTAGGGTTCTATTGTCTGCCCCTGTTCGCGGCAACGTTGACTTGTGAAGTAGACTGGAATCCTGGGCTGGTGAACCGGCTTGCGTGGTTTTTGTTTCCCCTAACCAATTCGGCGCAACGCATGGAGTTTGCCAGCCCTACAATTTTTGGGGATAATTAGTTTATGTTGATATGCAAACGGTGTGGTTATGCGGATGATTCTGGTTTTATTGCTCGCCGTCGTGAACGTAAACAGGCTCAACTTTGTCAGTCGTGTGTAGCGCGACCTTCTCGTGAAGTAAAAACTGAGTACGGAATTTGTAGGCCGCACCGTGGAAATTTTGATGGCAGGGATCGACCTATGGATAGGTGGCATAGGTTGTTTCGACCTGGTCACCGGCTTTGTGGGAACGCTGATTGTGTTGAGCCGACACATATTGTGTCTGATCCTGATTTGTTGAGGGGGTAATTGTGGAAACACCAGAAACTGTTATTGCTGAGTTGCACCGTATTCAGGCTGAGTTGGATAAAGCACCACAGGCTTTGTTTGATGCTGAAACAAAACTGGCAGGGTTGGAAGCCGACCTTGATAAAACAGAGTCGTTGGCAATGTTGAAGGCTGATGCGACTACGGTGGCGGATCGTCAGGCTATTGCGCGTATGGAAGCTGCTGAGGTTCGTATGGCAAGGGATATTGCTAAGGCTGAAGTAAACCGTGTCAAAATGAAAATCAAAGTGTTGGAGAGTGCTTCTATGGCTACGGCTGTTATTGCTAAACAGATTGAGTTGGTTTACAAACACTCGTGACCCCGAAACAGTTTGAGAAGTATTTGGCGCGTGATTACCATTGTTATCATTGCGGTACGTCTGATGAAACATTGATTCCGCAACATAGGGCTGGGCGTGGTCACGGCGGATCTAAAACGGCAAATCGACCTTGCAACGTTATTGTGTTGTGTTCGGCAGCGAACAGCCTTCTTGAATCGGATGCGAAGTTTGCTGAGTTAGGCCGCCAGTACGGGTGGAAACTGTCGCGTTATGCTGACCCGTTGGTTGAGCCGGTGTATGACCTTGTTACGGGAACGTGGTTTGTGTTGGATGACCAGTACGGGCGTACTGTTTACAGTTTGTAAACCGTTCCTGTGTAATCAACACCTTCTTGAAGTGTGAAACACACTAATCCTGGCACAGCCGATTCGCCTGAATTGTTTCTGAACCACGAGCTGCCGTTGTCAAGCGTTGCAGCTTGGATGATGAACCGTGAACCGCCTTCGGGTTTTGCACCACATTCTTGTACCCGTAAATGGTGGAAGTGGCCGTGGCACAGAATGTCTGCGTGGGCTGATGGTTGTGATCCGAATTGTTGACCGCGCCACCATGTCACGACGGATTCGGGGCGGTTTGCTTGATGTCCGTGAACTAACGCAACTTTGTGGCCGAGAACGTCTAGGCACACGCTTTCGTCATCGGGTTGGGGGATAACGAATTTCCAGTTGTAGCCGGCTGTTTCGCTGAGGCGTTTGATTTGTTTGGTTATGAATATGCCCCAGTCATCAACACCTGGTTTGCCGACTACTTGTTTGCTGACACGCCATTGACAATGGTTTGACCCAACTGAAGCGTAGGTTATGTCGGGAACAATACGAGCAATGGTTTGTAAAGTAATCCATGCTTCAGTTGTGGCTACATCTATTTGCTGCATAATGCTGAGGTCGTTGGTTCGTAGTTGTTGCAGGTTGGCTACGTTGCCAAAGTTTTCTACTACGTCACCGAGGTCGGCAAATACTACGCGCCCTACTTTTTCGCGTTTGATGGTGTCAATGATTCGGTCACGCATTAGGGCGCACCGTGTTTGGAGTTGTTCTGTGCCACCGAGGAAGTCAACTTTGCCAACTTGTAGGTCGGACCAGAGGATGACTAACGCTTTGTCACCAAGTGGTGTGGTGGCTGTTTTTGTTTTCTTGTATTGGGAATACAACAACGGCAGGTCAACGTTGTCACGGCGTAACCGAAAGTGAAACCGAAATGAGGTGAGCCATTCACCGTCGTACCTTTGCCATTTTGAGGTGCGTACACTTTCCCCAACTACCTCATACTTGTTCGGATCGTAACCGGCTTCGCGCAGGAAATCGTCGAAGTCACCGTCACCAGTCATACCTGGTGTTGTGGCATCACCTTCACCAATTGTTTCGTCGTATTCGATTGATGGCCGCCAACCTTTTGGGGTGGCAAGCATTGTTGATGGTTTCATATCCTCTAGCAAGAACAAAGTCCTTTGCGGTGTTTGTGTATTGAATCGTCACTCAACATTATTCCGAGTTCTCTTAATGAACGACATAACGCTTTTGCTGTCCACGTTTCGTGGTCGTTGATTGCTTGAGCAAGAATGTCCCGATCCTCGTCTGCTAGTTCAGCAATTACGGATCGTACTCGGCAGGGTAGTTTTTTGATGGGTGGTGTTAGGCCGTCTAGTTTCCCCATTGGTTTTCCCTTTCGTTGGGTTCTGAATAATTGTCGCACAGGGGTTGTTTTGGGGCAAAAAAGTTTTCAAAAAAAGTTATCAAATGGTGTTGACCTTTGACTGATTTGTGTAATACTTATAGGACAAAGGGCGCAAGCCCACTACAAAAAGGGGAAACACAATGAACACTCAAACCACAACGTATTACGCAGGTTTAGAAACTGGCGAAGTTGTTTGCATTGATTGTGCTGGTGTGACACTCAAGGCTTCTATTGAGAACGCTCACGTTGGACAGATGACAAACTTTCACGGCGCACAAGAACCGTTTTACAAGATGTATCCTGCCGATGTTGCCGAACTGGTCGGCCTTGTTGGTGACGTTATTTGCGCTTGTGAGGTGAAGTAATGACCTCGCAACGTTTTACAGCAAAAACCACTCAGGCTGGATGGGCAGATTTGTTGCTTGACGGCAAAAAAATTGGTGCAGTTATGAGCATGGGTTACACCTATGGTCATTGGACAATTGTTTCGTTCTACGACAAAGATTTGAAAATCAAACTGTCAGCAATTGACTCTCATTACTATTCTCACAACACTCGCAAGCAACTCGTAGAACGCTTGAACAACGTATTGGAACAGGTTGCATAATGTCCACCTACGAATCACAGTCTGAATACCGTGGCTACACAATTGCCAAAACAATTTCAAAAACCGGTGCTGTTCATTTCGTTTGCGAAATTGCACCACACCAGTTGAGCCGTCACACGGATCTGAAACGATTGCTCAACGTCATTGACCAACTTGAAAGCCACAAGTTTCTCAACGAAATGTTTACGGTGCGCTAATGCCACGTCAACAAATGTTTCGTTTAGGGCGCACCCTCACCGCCGTCAACTTTGTTCTCTGGTTTATTAACAACTGGTTGAACTCATTCCCAATCAACACGGCCATAATCGTTATTGGTTTGGCAGCCCTGATTCTTATTTGGAAGGGGTGGTCAGAATGACCCCACGACAAAAAACCATTGTCCACGCCCGACTGCAACGCATTACACAAAACACGAAACAACTAATTCGAATCAACATTGCACTAATGATGCTGGTTAGTTTGCTGTCCGTGGTCGGCTATATTGTCATAATTGTCAACCCATAGGAAGGCTAAAAATGGATAAGCAAACTCTCGTCACCGCCCTAATCAAACAGGATCGGTCACGCGCCAGGTCGCAACAGAAAACAATTGGTGTGTCCTCATTAGGGGATTGCCGTCGCAAAGTGTGGCACATGGTTCAGGGTGACGCACCGGTGAATGAAACATTGTCGCTGCCAGCGATTATGGGTACAGCGGTTCACGCGGCCATTGAGGAAGCGTTGAACGGCTCAGGTGCTTTGTTGGAACACCGTGTTGAGATTGACGGTTTACCGCCAGCAACGATTGACTATTTTGACCAAGTGACTGGTGAGGTGGTTGATTGGAAAACAATTACGCTCAAGAATGTTGATTATTTTGTGACTCGGCAGAAGCGTTGGCAGGTGCAGGTTTACGGGTATTTAATGCAACAATCTGGGTTTGGCGTGAACACGGTCACCTTGGTTGGTATTCCGCGTGATGGTACTGAGAATGACATTGTTGTTCATACTGAACCGTTTGATGAGGCAATAGCCCTTGAGGCGTTGGCGTGGCTTGAGGATGTGCGTAGTTCAACTATTGCGCCAGCACCGGAACGTGACCCTGTTTCGTTTTGCGCCAAGTATTGCCCTTTCTATGGTGAACTGTGTCAGGGCATGGGTAAAGATTTTGCTGGTGATCCGATTACGGATGATGCGGTTGAGCAAGCTGCTAACCGTTATGTGCAACTGAATGCGGAAATTAAGGCGTTGGAGTTGGCTAAGGATGCTGCTAAGGAAGCCCTTGTGGGTGTGACCGGCGTTACTGCTGACGGTATCAAAGTGTCATGGTCTGAGATTTCTGGTCGTCAAACACCTGACATGGACATTATCAAGGGGCTTTTGGATGCTGTGCCTATGAAGCAAGGTCAGCCGTCTATGCGATTGAACGTGAAGTAATGCGTACCGCAACGGTCATTGTTGGCGATAACAGGGAAACGTTGAAGTCTTTGGTTGCAGGTTCAGTTCAATGTGTTGTTACGTCACCGCCTTATTGGGGTTTGCGTGATTATGGTGAGGATGACCAGATTGGTTTGGAATCAACACCAGAGGATTATGTTGAGCAGTTGTGTCAGGTGTTTGATGAGGTGTGGCGTGTGTTGGCGAATGATGGCACGTTGTGGCTCAATTTGGGTGATTCTTATTTAAATAAATCTCTTGCCGGTATTCCCTGGCGTGTGGCGTTTGCGTTGCAAGCGCGTGGCTGGTATTTGCGTTCAGACATTATTTGGCATAAACCAAACCCTATGCCCGAAAGTGTGACGGATAGGCCGACAAAGTCGCATGAATACATTTTCTTATTGACTAAATCCGCCCAATATTATTACGACGCAGAGGCAATAAAAGAACCTGTTGTTACTGAAACAGGCGGTGCAGGAATACGATTTGGCGGCACAAAATATGGTGATTCTGATGACCCAAAACACAATACAAAATCGGGCAATATTTATGAAGGTTCTGAAACTCGCAACAAGCGCGATGTGTGGACTGTTGCTACTAAACCATATTCGGGCGCACACTTCGCCACCTATCCGATGAAACTTATTGAGCCTTGCATTTTGGCTGGTTCGCGTGACGGTGACACCGTACTGGACCCGTTTAGCGGATCAGGAACAACGGGCATTGTGGCAATTATCAACGGGCGCAACTATGTTGGCATAGAACTTAACCCTGAGTATGCGGTTATTAGTGAGAAGCGTATTACGGATGAGGTTGGGTTTTTTGGCACAGTAGAGATAATTAAATGACACTTAAAGTCGGTTCATTGTTTTCTGGTTACGGTGGCCTTGAAATGGGTATTGAAGCCGTGTTGGATGCTGAAGTGGTGTGGCATTGCGAGTTTGATGATGCGCCGTCAAAGATTTTGGAACAGCATTATCCTGGTGTTCCTAATTTTGGTGATGTGACGAAGGTTGATTGGTCAACGGTTGAACCTGTTGATGTGTTGTGTGGTGGGTTTCCTTGTCAGGATGTGTCGTTGGCTGGGAAACGTGCCGGTTTGAAGGATGGTACACGCTCAGGTTTGTGGTCTGAGTTTGCTCTTGCAATTGAAATTCTGAAACCTAGATTGGTGGTTATTGAAAATGTCCGTGGATTACTTAGCGCAACAGCCAACAGCGATGTGGAATACTGCTCGTGGTGTATGGGAGATTCCGATGGCGAACATCCTTTGCGAGCATTGGGGGCTGTTCTCGGTGACCTTTCCGACCTCGGGTACGATGCGGAATGGGAAACTGTTCGTGCGGCGGATGCCGGCGCACCGCATAACCGAGCCAGAGTTTTTATTATCGCCTATCCCCGATGACTCTATGTTGCGTACACCGTCTGCTATTGAGGGTGAGGGTGGCGCAATTAGTGAGGATCAGGCGCGTGAACGGGGTCGTATGGTTCAGGTTCGTGACCAGATGGCTCAGTTGGCGTTTGAGAATGGTTTGAAGGTTGCGGATGGTATTGCTACAAGTTTGTTGTTGCCTACCCCGAATACTATGGAACACCGTGAGGTGAAATCGCCTGAGCAGATTGCAGAGTTAAAAAAGCGTTCCCCTGGCGGTTACAGGAATTTGCGTGAGGAAGTTATCAACGAATTGTTCCCTACCCCAGCTGCTCGTGATTACAAGGATGGTTCAACGAATCACGAACGCGATGGTGTTGTGCAAACGGATACGGTAGCACGAGCGATTTTTAGT